TCTTTATCCAAGCGCCAACTCATATACTCTTCATCTGACCAACCCTCTCCACTCGGTGGTCCAGGTTGATCTGGTGAATGCCAAGGTGCCGAACACCATGTACAACCTTACCGACGGATCTAACGTCTTCGTCTGGACCAACACCTCGAATGTCCTAGCACCTCTGACATCAAATGTCAGTATCGCTCCCGGCTTTTACTCCACTTGGACCCTTGCTCAGGCCCTTACGGCATCTGGGGGCTACCTGTTCTGCGTCGAGTATCTCGAGGCCGAAGGCAAGTACCTGATCTCCAGTAACGTTGCTGCATTCACTGTCCAGGCCACCACCTCAGAGATGCGGACCATGCTCGGCATATCCTCCGGAACCAAGTCAAGCTTCCTGTATTCTTCGGATCCAATTTACAATCAAAATTTGAATTACATTGGGAAAAGTCTTTACAAAACCTCCAAGATTTCCAACATGTCTCTGAATGAGTCGGTCTTCCTGGATATAGACGAGTTCAGGACAACGAGTGTTCTTGATGCCAAGAAGATGGTGGGTCCGACGACCGACGGACAGTCTATTCGAAGCACTTTCGGTATGATCCCCATGGACGTGCCTTCTGGACAGATCAAGAACTTCAAAGAGTCTGGTGACTACAATCAATTCATCCAATTTGATTCCCCAATTTCCAAGGTCTCGAGGCTGACTATTCGATGGACTGATGCACGTGGTCAGTTGCTTAATTTTCAGGATTTCAATTTGAATTCATTTACGCTGAGAATTCACTGCGAGTATCCAAAGGAGCCAAAGCCACCCCCACCACCTCCTGTGACGATGGTTGAGCTGCGGCGCATCCTGGATGACATGATTACTGTCCAGAAACCAAAAGAGGTTGCGCGGCCTCTTGTGGGTCGTTGGACCCTGATTATTCTTTTTGTAGTTTTTATTGCTGGATTCCTGATTTACAGGGCTACGCGGCCCGCCGTGCCCGTGGCTCCTGTGGTCGCTCCTCAATTCAGACCAGTGCGTAGTGTTTAGCGGGTCACCGCATAGACTGGCGAGCTGGGCTCGTTGATCTTGACGTTGGTGACCAGGGTCTTCAGGACCATATACACGAGGATGGACAGCAGGGTGGTGAAGAGGGCGGACAGCACGTAGTACTGGCCACCGTTCTTGCTCACCTGCACCACCTGGGAGATCATGAAGCGGACGGCGTCCATCCACGCCACTGCGGCGGCGAAGGAGAAGCCTGCCACGATGGAGTTCAGGGACTGCTGCTCGAGCTGGAGGGCGACGGAACCGATAACACCTGCCATATGTACTATTTGTCTGGAAAAAAATTTTCGTCTGGGTCATCCTCTTCGAACTCTTCCTCCTGGAGTATGACTGAATATTTCACCTTGGGCGGTAGGGGATCCTCCTCTTCATCATCTTCTACATCCTCGAATACTGTGAATTTCTTGGATGGCTCGTATCCTTCAACATCCATCCGCTGTTTTAAACCTCTATTTTATCAACTGCATTCTTCAGCATTCTGTCGAGTGGCGATTCTGGCTCCCATGCTTCCCATGTGTCTGCACACTCATTCATCTTGACTGGAAGCTCCTCCTCTGTGCCCTCATACCGCCTGAAAGGCTCCTCTTCCTCTTCGTCGCCTGACGCCGTCTCCCAGCCATCCTCCGAGTCCTCTTCAGAGTCCTCCTCCTCGTAAATTTCTGGGTAAATTGATCCCTGCTGTTTGCCGGCAATAGTCCTGCTGGCATACATGAGGCCGTACCGCATGTCCGTTGATGTCACACAGTCCCGGCCTGTAGCCTTGGCATAGTGGGCGGCGAGCACGACGGCCGCCTCCATCACCGGGCGAAGCAAATCATCAGCCGCCTCAAGGAGCGATGCCATTGTTTAATATGCCCGCCTCTTCGTTATTAGGGAACAAAACGCGATCATCCTTTAGGAAATTATAATTCACCGCATAGACCCTGATGAAACGGGCCTGGGCGCTTGGATTCATATTTAGTTCCAAAATTTGGTTGAAAATTCTAGACATGTTAATCTGGCCAGTGGGTACTTCTCCGTCTGGGTCTATACTGAATGAGTACATATAGAACTTGCGGTCTGGCACTCGGGTGTGAAACTCCATGGGCTGGATCACCCTAAGGAACAGTGGGGTTCCGATTTCCCTGGTAATTCGTTCAACCCCGTTGAATTTCAAAACTAAACTGGAAAGCTGTTCGGTCGTCCCATTCACCCACGCCTGTGTCGTCAAATTGAAAGCTCCATTCGTCGTAAAGTCAAAGCCAAAAGCTCCTACATTCTGGATGACCACAAAGATCTCCTTGACGAGATTCATAAAGCCCAAGTTGCACCGGACATTATTTATGCCCTGAGGGGCTATGAATTCGACACGCTGCACCTGCTCTATGAGCTGCATGTCACGCTTGAGGGGCTCCGACAGATAGACGTACTCGACGAGTAGCGACATATCAATCTCACCTGTATAGACGAATACTGGGTACGAAAACTCATTTGAATTTTTGAGCATAATTTTGAGGTTAATTACATTGTTCCCAATTTCAAACCCCTTTTTGAGGCACGTGAATGGGAGTGGGATGTTGTATGTTGCGTTTAGACCTGTTGAGGTCAAGGGATAGACCTTGGCTGTAAGATACTGGAGCGTCGTCTGTTTTCCTGCTGGAACCCTTATGTCATTCATCATCTCCATGTATTCGCCGTACAAGCGCTCGACGAGTTGGGAGTTGCTATAGAGTTCAACGTACTCAATCATGTAATTCATGGCCGAGTCGCACACGGATGGGATGGGAGGGGAGTTCAGACGGAGATATATGGCGGACACGAGGTCCCCACGCTTCTGAATATCCACAGCCGTCTCCTGACCGAATCTCACTTGGGAATCGAACGAAATAACCTCGAGTCTTTTTGCAAATGGAATTGATGTAGAGTATCGTTCTATGAAATAGGTCATTTCAGGATTTCCGACCAACATGACGTCATCGGCTCCAAGGTAGGCGAGGGTTGCACGTCCCGCCATTCTACTACTAATTCTCAATTAAAAATTGAAGAGCAAACCGGCGAGGCCATTCTCAATTCTTAGGAGATTATAACTGATGGCATATACTCGGATGTTTCGAGTGTTGCTATAGGGTGAGGTGGTTATCTCGAGGACCTTGTCCTTGATGCGGCTCATGTTAATTGACCCTGTTGGCCTTGGATTCATGGGGTCGCGTGCAAACGAGTAAAGGTAGAACTTGCGTCTTGGAGCGAAGAGAAAGTTGTTGAAAGCTTCAATATATTGGAGGTAACCGGCATCGACGACCTGTCTGCTGAGGAAATCCTGACCGTTGAAGCTGAGGGCTATATTCTGAAGGCCGTTATCTCCATAGTCATAGACTGGGGCATTTGAATTCTGAATTACAATGTAAATTTCACGGACTGGATTGAGGAAAGGGAGATCGAAGCGCCCCGTGGTGAAACCAACAGGCACCTGAAAAGTCGTCACCTGGGTTTGGGTGATGAGGTAGTCGAGACGATTTTTTCTCATCCACACAACTTCGGGTTCCGAGAGATAAGCGTACTCCACTATGACAGTGGCGCTCACATCAGCCTGGACGTTTGCAATATTGGACACATAGGTCAAGTCCCTGAATGGTCTGAATGTGATCTGAAGCTCGAGATCCTGCCGATCAAGTGCTGCGACGGGTATAGACAATTCCGTATTTCCGTAGAAAAAGAAGGGTAAATTTGTGTAGTATGTTCGACCAGGATCATACACGTTCGAATAGTCGAGTTTCCCTGTGAGGAGGGTCAAACCAGGCTGTTGCTCGTATGGCACATAGAGATCGTTATAGAGCTCTATAGCCTCGCCCGACAGGCTCTGCACGAGCTGACCTCCGATGCGCAGGTCAGCCTGCTTGATAAGGTGGGTCCCCACTGAATCCACATAGTTGTAAATGTCAATGACGTTACTGGCGAGTGGGCCAAATGACAGGAAGGTGTTGGAAAACACCGTCACCGTGCTCGCTCCAGTGACGGTCGTGTAGCCTATGCTCACGACGTTAGGTGCTGCGATAGAGGCTGAAGCGATGTAGTAATGGACCGCCATGGAGTAAGGGGGCAAAAGACCAACTCCGACTGGATAAATCTGATTTCCAAAACGAATTGAGGAAAGGGCCTCGTTTGTGCAAATAACAGCCTGAAGGAGGTACAGGCCAGCCACCGAGAAGTTGAGATTTCCTCCAACCAAGCTGAAATTTGCAGGTGATCCGACTGGAGCCAGAAAGCCTGCATTTAATGGAAGATTTCCATTGAGCGCCAAAAAGGAACTACCCGTGGCAACTGAAAACATGAGGCCATTTTCTGGATAGGACGCCGATGGGGACTGTGAAGTGTTCTGCACAAAGGTCACGTAGCTCACATTTGAACCTAAAATTGAATCGGATGTTTGGACCCCTGAAGAATTTTGGAACGAAATATCCATGTAGTATGTGTCTGCGATTGATATGACCGTGACGGGCATAGTAAAGTCGAAAGACGGGTAAGCGTACGTTCCAAAGTAAGTTGTGTAGTTATAAAGCAGGGTCCCGGTTGAACGCGCGCCTTTGTAGAGTTTGACCGTCACAAGAATTGTGTTTGTGAGGGATAGAACTGCCGTGACGAGGAATGTGCCCACCTTATTGAAGGTGAATGTGTTGCTAGACTGCAAGCTCACGAGATTGGACGTGCTTGATTGGGGTGGGTAAGAAACGAAACTGTTTAGACCAAGCTCAGTTCCAGTAGGTGCTGAAGGTGGTGACATGATGAAGAACTGGTCGAGAGGGCCGATACTCAGCTGAGACCCTGCGAGGATCTTCGATATAGGCTGCCCAGATGAGTCGAATGTACGAATGTCTATATAGGCGTAAATGAGTTGGCCTACTGGCACCGTGATATTGAAAGGTATAGTGAATGTAGGTGTTGGATTTGATGAAGTTGAGAAAATGTGCTCGACGAGAAACGTGGCGACACCGGGATGCGCGTCGGTCGTCGTCACACCTATACCTATTGAATAAACAGAGTACTCGGCTTGGATACTCCCTCGAAGAGCGTATGTACCGCTCTGAATAAACTGAACCAAACCACCTGGACTGGGGTACGAAAAAGAAGAGCCTGCAACAGTGGCGATGAAACTCTGCCTTGCTATATTGAAAAATGTGTATTGGGCCGATAAATCTCCAGCTCTCGTAAAGAGAGGGAACAGGGCCGATGCAGGCGTGATATTTGAAGTCACTGCGAAAAATAGACCAGCGCGCTTTTCTGCAGTGGGCAAGCCCGAACCACGCGCCCACCCTCCCTGCTCGAGTGTGAATTGAGACAGATTGCTCACAAGGACCTGACTTGAAATGTAATTTATATTTCCATCAGGATAGATGTTTGAAAAGTTCTTTGGGTCGAGGCCCCAGAATGGCGCCATGGACGGTTCAACCGTAATATTCGAGGTTGTCGAGAAATTCCATCTATTTAGATTTGCATTGTAATAAATCTTTGACGCGAGTGTAGGTCCAGTGTATGGTGCTGGAGCAGCCACCTGCATCCACTGCTGCTGCGACTGAAGGTTAGTCGAGTAGTATGCGATACCCACCGTTGGCGCGCGAATAAAGACGCCATCGACCACAATTCTGGGATAAAATCCAGACTCGGATGCGGGAGCTGGCCAGTTCCATTCTGAACCAGGGTTCTTTAAGAATGGCATATTCGTTTTTAAAGTTAATCCTTTGACGACGTCCCCTTTGAAAGGAATCTTGCACGTCTGGATAGAGTCGAAGTAGATCTTCGAACCGTTAAAGGGTATGTCGTAGGCTTGGAGCACAAAGGGGGTGTTTCTCGAGTACAGGCCAGAGAAGTAGGTGACACTAGGCTTGCCCGTCACTAGGGCGTCCTGTTGCCCTATTGCAGCCAGCTGTATATACCCAGCCGACATTCTACTAATAATCAACTAAATTCTTTTAACTTTACATCCGCGTCCAATTTTGAATTGAAATTTGAATGTGTAAAATAGGATGAGTACTATTAGTCTCAAAAAGTTTGACCCTGCGAAGATGCGGGACGACCGGGTTTGTGTCTTTATAGGTAAGCGCGGTACAGGTAAATCCACTCTCGTGACGGACATCCTGTGGCACAAGCGGAACATCCCCGCTGGGATCGCCATGTCCGGTACGGAGGACGGGAACGGTCACTACAAGCAGTTTATCCCCGACCTATTTGTGTATAATGACTACAACCGAGAGGCTATCGAGCGTATCATGGACCGCCAGAAGAAGATTGCGGCGCGGGTGGGCAAGGAGCGCCTGCCACCAGTCTTCATCCTGATGGACGATTGCATGTACGACAGGAGCTTCATGCGCGACACCGTGATCCGCAGTCTCTTTATGAATGGCCGCCACTGGAATATCTTCTTTATGATGACGACGCAGTACGTCATGGACATGACCCCTATGATCCGATCCAATACGGACTACGTGTTTGTCCTGCGTGACAATGTCAAGCAGAATCGAGAGAATCTCTACAAGTGCTTTTTTGGTATGTTCCCCACCTTCGACTCTTTCTGCCAGGTGATGGACTCTTGCACGGAGAATTATGAGTGTCTCGTGCTCGACACCACGTGCAAGACTAATAAGATCCAGGACATGGTCTTCTGGTACAAGGCTCCAATACGCAAGAATTTCAGGGTCGGCGGGCCCTCTTTCTGGCAGTTTCATCAGCGCCACTACAATCCACGGCACGTCTCGGCACCGCCACCTGGTACGGTTCAGAGATCTCGGGGCGCGCCAACCGTCACTGTAAAGAAAGTCAAGTAAGGGTAAATGATGTCATATGACCCAAATGCAGGACTAGACATCTCTCAACCAATTCCAGATGAAAATAAGAAGGGCCCCCCGACAGGTCTTCTCGCTGATCCAGCGCAATTGTCACCAGAAAATAAAGTTGAGGAATCTCAAATGGCTGATTTTTCGACCCCAATTGAAGAGGTTATGGCGGGCCCTGGCCAGATGATGCAGGATGAGGTGATGGGTCCCCCATCCATGCCCAAGTCTGGAAATAAGCGCACTTCCCGCAGCGAGGGTGGTGGCAAGGCGTCCAAGAACCCCTTTGGTCTGACTGACGAGCAGTTCCAGGCCGCACTGGCAGGAGTTGCCGCGGTCATTGCCTACTCCAAGCCAGTCCAGGAGCGCCTTTCGACAACCGTGCCCAAGTTCCTCGGAGAGTCTGGTGAGATGTCCGTCACGGGAATGGTCGTCACTGCCCTCGTTGCTGCAATTCTGTTCTATTTTGCAAAGAAATTCCTTGATGAGCGAGCTTAGTCCTTGACCTCCTTCCCACAATACTCCTTGATACCAACTGGATTATAGACGCCAATCTCCTTGCAAACCTGCCTTAGGTCCTTGAAATTGTTCCAAAAATTCTTTGAATGATCGTATTCAGTGACGGTCATGTGAGCTAGCTCGTGTAGAAACACATACATGGCCGAGTCTATATCCTCACCATCAATGCAAATGTAAATTTCGTACCCCTTATTCACATTGCTTCCCACTATACCCGAGCTCTTGTCGGTTCCGGTAATGATGGCCCTCTTCGTGCATATCCTCTTCCACCTGGCGTCGGCTGGAAGGTTGCTGCGTATGACGTCGTATCTCCGCTTAATTTCAGTCAGTAATTCAGGTTCTTTAAGAGACCTGACGGCCTCGAACAGGAGGAAGACCCCTGCACCGAGAAGGACGAACCCACTCATCTAGAATTACTCAGTATTTTTTACGGAACACGAATGTCGTGTATATGTCCGACACGTGACCGTTGGGTTCCTTGAGCATGGGTTCCCACTTGAGGGTTATGAAGCCCGCCTCACTCATTGCCTTGAGGAATACTTTTTGATCCAAAATTGGTTCCTCTTTTGGGCCATCTGCGTAGAAAGGACCGTCTATCAGTCTGACGCTGAGGGTCTGGTGGTCTTTCTTCTCAAGAGTGTTTCCTAATGGGTCTGTAAATTTAGAATCAAAATTCATTCTGGATCCATCAGGGGTGATACCTATGACCAACCCACCCTTCCGGACAGCCTTGCTCAGAGCCTGGATTGAATTTTGAAGTAAAATTGGAGACGCGAAAATATAGTGAATAGAAAAGTTGTAGCAGATGACGTCAAAGGGGCCTTCTGCCACTGCGTCCTCTATAGTGCCCGGGCCTATGATGGTGATGGGGGCGCCCACCGTCTTGAGGCGCTGACTAGCCTCTGCGAGGGCGTCGGCGTCTGGGTCGATAGCCACAACCGTGGCCTTGACGTCCTTCCACTTCCACCAGTCGCCGCCACGCCCGCAGCCACAATCGAGAACTAGGTCACCTGGTTTGACCCATTTCTTGATGAGGTTCTTCTTCATCAAGTTGTGAAGCTGACGTATTTGATCCATACATGTTGAGAGTCTGAAATCCTTAGGCTGGTCACAAGACCTAAATTTTACTTAAAGGTTCTGAGACATTCTATTGTAATGGGTTCTCTAGAGACAGATTACATCACTGTTCCAGGTCAGCTGTTTGCATGCGTGAGCTTCGTGGGTCCAGATCAGCCACAGAAGAATGAGCTTCTTGGTATGAAGATTCGTGGGTGCTTTTCGACCCGTGATGAGGCATCTAGCCACGCCAAGCGTCTTCAGAAGGAGGATGCAACTTTCGACATTTATGTCGTTGATATGTACAAGTGGCTTCTGATTCCACCAAAGCGCGATATGATTGATGATGTTCATTATGCCAATGACAAGCTCGAGGAGATTATGGCAAAGTACAAGGAGAACCAGGCCCAGGCGGCGGCACTGTTCGAGAAGCGCAAGCGCGACTCGGTGGCCAAGCCAATTGGTTCAGGCGAGTTTCCGTACATCGACCCATCAGACGAGAACTCGAAGTTCTATACCAAGCCGGATGTCCCCCCCATCCCTCACCCTGCCGAGTATATTGATGACCTGAAGAAGGAGCATCCAGACCTGTCAATTGAGGAGATTGTGAAGATGGCTGACCAGAAGGTCGAGGAGGAGATCCAGCGCCGCAAGGCGGCCGAGGAGTCCCTGCCAACAATTTCTGAGTAAATTATATAAATGTTGGGGACTTTGATCGGACTGACGATCATAGCCCTACTGCTGTGGCTGGCATACGTTCGGATACCTAAACTATGCCCACCAGCACCCATTTCCAAGTCTGTTCCGGCCTATGGCGAGCAATCGTATTATGAGGCCGTACCAGGCGTGGGGAAACCCGACAACCAGTACGAGCTTTTTCGTGATATGGAACCCAATACACAGGTTAGAGAGAACCCGTGGATTGGTGTCTTGCAACAGGACCTGACCAAGGAGAGGACAGGTGATATTGGAACTTTTTCGGGCACTGACTCGAAGTCAGGCCACCTTGTGGCTTATATGATTACTTGAGACTTTCAAGTTTTTCCAGCGAAGCTCAATAGGTCCTTCGGACCTGGGTGATTTACTTAGTTGGGTTGATGATCACAGGTCGCATATTCATGAGAATTACACCAATTACAATTCCAATAAGAATTCCGATGACAACTGGGTTGTTCTTGAGCTCATCGATATTGATGTGATCCTTCTTGCGCTCAGGCTCAAACGCTGGAAGTCTTGGCCGCTCGGGCTCCTCCGCGGGCCACTCGTTTGCCGGTTGTGGGTCGCTTTTTGACAGGAACGACGGGGGGTCCATTATCATCAGAGTCGCTCTCGCTTTTATCTGGTACTACAAAACCATCCAAATTACCATATTCATCCGCATCTTCTTCTTCTGAAATTTCATCTTCCGAATTATCGATCGTTGAAATTTCCGAAGAGTCTGAATTGTCGGTATCGTAGTCGTCCGTGGCGTAGTCGTCCTCGACCTGCTCAACTGGCTCGTAGCGAACAGGAGCCTTGGATACGCGTCCTGAGCGCGTGCGCGTCTCACTGACCGTGGGATCTGACGGTTGTTGGGATGAAACTGGGTCCATAATCTGTGTATTCCTGAGTTGTCTCGTTTAAGTACTTTGGGAAGAACCGAAGTCCCTTTTCAAGTGCAACTTTGTTAATTTCATATTCGCCTTCGTAAGCGAGTTCTAGGGCCACTGCTTCGAGGTCCTCCTGGTACTGACCATCGTCGGCGTGCCTAACACCAAGACTCATGTCCCTAATGTTATCCAGGGCTGTGTAGAGGCCATCTGCAGCCCCATCTATGTCCGTGTTCAATTTAGATTCAAAAAGGGACATGTTATTGAGAAATCTTTTCCAGCTCGTGGGGTCTAGGCCAGAGTAGGGATGGACCCGGGCCTCGTACTTCTGGAATTTCCCTTGTGTTTCTCTCGGAAAGAATATCCAGAAAAGAATGAGGAGGAGGACTACCAACAACAACGATCTCATCTACTATACTAGGAGGAAGAATATACTCCGTCCCTGAAAACGTCTTGCACTCTTCATTGAAACACTTTTGACTAATACGACCCTTATTGATGAAGAACCACACATGATTCGACCTGTGCTCATCATCAATTTTCTCACAAAATTTAGAATCAGTCTGGACATACCATGCATCCGACCCATCCTCTATTCTCTGGATCTTCTTGACATGTGTGCGCCTCTGGCCACGTATGTACCGCTGAATAAACTCCTCAATCGGCTCACTCGAGAGAAGGCAATCTTCTGAAGCCACCCCTTCCGCCTTTTTGAGCGTAGTTCTGATCGAAAAGAGCTCGAGAATCTCAAGATTGGGTTCGCGTGAAAAGTCGGGCCCGCCAAGCTGTTTCCATGGTACGTATGGGTCACCCGAAGGCTTCTTGTGTGACCAAAGCATCCTGAGACCAGATCCACCATACACACTCGAGTCTATGACCGAGTTCCAATCCACGGGGCCGTCTGGCATGTCGAGCAAGATCTTGGCGCGGTTCGAAATGGCCTGCGCCTTGGTCACCTTTAGGTCGGGCCAGTGAATATGGACGCCCGTCTTGATCCCCTCCTTCACTGCTCGGGAAGGCGTGCGAGCTATACAACACCTACCAGGTCTGTCCAAAGCTTCATGAATTGCCTCGCAAATTTTCAATATAAATTCATCACTTGGTTTTTCTTGGGCCTTGTAATCGAGATCCACGAAAAACTTGAACACGTCGCTCTTTTGTTCCACGACATAAAGTTTCTTTCCCGATTTTATTTGGGAAATATAAACCTGAAAAAAGTCGGGACTCTCATCATCTGGTACGAAGAGGATGCCCCCATCCATAAGGGTGTGGGTACCCGGCGCCTTTGGTACGGACCATTGATTCATATTTATTTAGAGTCTTTCTCTTCTAAGTCAGAGTCGGACTCTGAAGATGACGACTCGAGGATAATTCTCGACCAAAAACTCTTGACTTTTTTATTTTTCATCTTCTCTTTGTTGGGTGGGGCGGGTGGATCCTTGGCCTCTGCCTCTGGCTCGGGCTCTTCCTTGGCCTCGGCCTCGGCAGCAGCCTCGTCCTCCAGCTTTTCAATTTCGTAACACAATCTGCGAATGGTCATCTGCTCTGCGAGCTCCTCTGGCTTTGAACCGTCATTCCGGAGCGTCGCGAGCTTCTGAGCATACCAGAGCTTGCTGGGAGTCATGTCTAATACATTGTATTTTCTTTTTGAATATTTTTTTACGCGTTAAATTTTCAAGTTAAATGGAGTTTTATTTCTGGCGCGAATTGCCTGAATAAATTCAGGGTTCTTGATGACGTGAGCACGGATCATGGGCCAGAGATTGTCTCTTTTTTCAATTCCTTCGAGAGTGTCGAATTCGCATGCGTCATTCTCGTCGTAATTCTTGCGGAACGGGACGACGTGTCCCTCCATCTTCTCCTTTTCCTCGTCGAATCTTCTCACGATGTGTTTGTGCTCAATAGGGGTCATTGGCAGGTCGAACACATAGACGTGATAGTGATTTAGCACATCGACCCCGTCTTCTAGGTCTCTTGGTTCTGGAGTATTGGTCGAAAACTTGAAGTAGGCGTAAGAGCCTCTCTTCAAGTTGATCGTTCCGCGTGTTTCTTCTTCGAGCTCTCTGACCGCGCATCTTAGCGGGTTAAAAATCTCTCGTCGGCGACACCCGCCCGTGACGAAGGTCCATTCACGGTACCTCCTGTCATGCACCACTAGAAAGTGGGGAACTCCTTCAATATTACTCATCGGTATTGCTACCGCTTTGTGTCTTTCCCGAGTCTCCATGACTCTCAACTACTAATTCCGGACCAAAAAAATTCTGTAGATTACCGCTCCTCTTGTCGTATGTAATCAAAAACACGATAACCGCAATAATTAACCAGACCCAAAGTGGCATCTAATTTTAGTTTTGAATTTAGTTGGCGTACAGGAGCGATCCGAGGCCGTTCTGGATGCGCAGCACATTGTAATTCACTGCGTACAGGTAGGGGTTGGAGATCGCTGGGTTGGTCAGGGACAGCAGACCGTTGGGCAGCTGCACTGGTGCCACCAGGCGGTAGGTGTCGAGGCGGGAGAAGTTGATGGTTCCAGTTGGCTGGTTCTTGGAGGTGTCGAGGCAGTAGGTGATCATGGCCACGTTCGCCACTGAGTTGTTATGCACATAGCCGTATGGCGTGTTGTAGTACTGTGGCAGCTCGGTGTATTGCGCCAGCGACTTGGACTCGCCGACATCCACACCGTTAATCTGCGTCTTGAGGAAGAAGTTGGCCGCAGCAACCGAGTTGTTTCCGTTGTTGAAAACGGTCGTGTAGTTGTTGGACTGCCACGCCAGGAACTTGACTGGGTGGGCCAGTGCCAGCTCCTGAACTGCCTGGTTGCCGATTGGCACGCGCTGCACCTGGTGGATGAGCAGGTCGTGCGAGTTCTCTGCGAAGAACTTGCGCTCAGCCTGATCCAGGTAGATGAAGTTGGACCAGGCCACAAACTGCAGCTGAGAGTAGGTGGTGGTGCTCACAGCCTTGCCTGGGAAGAAGCTGAAGACGAGGTTTCCTGGGATATTGACCGTTCCAGACTGCTCTGGGAAGCTCACACTGACGGTCGTGGCTGTGACTCCAGTCACCACTGCAGTACCAACAACTGGCAGACCGGCCACATACTGCCCCACTAGGATCGCACCGTTGGATGGTGAAGCCACGCGGGCAATGTTGATGGTTGCCGAAGTTGAACCAGATGCGACCGCAGTCACACCAACCGTGGCGACCGAGCACACTGGGGCGTACAGGTTGGCCGTGGTGTTGGCTGGGTACAGCAGGTTGGAAGATGGGCTGGCCACGTTGGAGAAGGAGACCACCAGGTTGGAGGTGAAGGTATTGGATGCCGAGATGAGGTTCGAGTAGATGCTCTGGACCACCGAGCTCGTGTTGGAATCGGCGAAGGTTGGCGCCACGTTGCTCAGCAGCAGACCTGGGAAGATTGGGCCGTTGGTCCATCCAAGGTGCGTGTTGTGCATCTGGACGTTGGTGACGTTCGAGCTGAGACCGGTATAAGTCACCGTGGTTGCCACATTGATGGATGCTAGTGGAGTCGCCGTCAGGACTGGGTTGGTCGTGGGACCGAAATTGACTGTAGAGCTCAGCTGGCTGGACCAGTAGATGCGCAGCTCCACATCAGCGTACTGCAGGCTCACCAGTGGCAGGGCCAGGAAGTAATCCTTGCAGAAGAAGAACTTGAGGGGGAAAAAGGTTGAAACCTTGTTTGTTGGACCAGCGCTGGAAGTGTTGAGGTAACGCTGGGAAAAGTTCTGCGCGCCAACCACTGGCTCGACGTCAGACATCCAGTTAAAGTCCTGGGTATCGACCACCTGACCACCGATCAGCAGGTCAATCTTGTCAATAACCTTGGCCCAGTCCAGATTTGGAACTGCCGAGTTATTGTTGTCACGAGCAGACAGATACACATAAGACAGCAGGTCGCCCTTGCGCTCGAAGCGAACGGTCGAGATGCCACCGGCTTGGGGGACGCCCTGGATCACCTGACGCTCCACGGAATGAGCATAGTGGGTGTAGCGCTTGTAGTTTGACCGGAAGAAAGAAACCTCAGGCTTGCCGGTCAGCCAAGCGTCCTGAGCACCCGTAGCCACGAGCTGAACAATGCCTCCGCTCATTTTACAATTGGTCTAGATTATTTTTCTACTCATTGAACGGACAGCGGTTCTTGGACAAAAGAATTCTTCTCAAGTTGCTTGATGGCAATATCCAGGCTCGCCTTGGTGGCCCATGGGTTGGCTCCAGTCGCCGTCTTCTTCT